GTTCATCTTAATCATATCCTGTTCAGTTTGTACAGCAATGACTTCATGTATTTTAGTTTTTTTCATGGTGTCCTCCTTTTCTACAATAACTCTTTCACAGTTATAAAACATTGTCAACCCCTTAGACAAAAAAAAAAGAGCAGTCTAATTAAAGACTACCCTTTTATATATAGGCTAGAACTCGGACTCTAAAGCTGTTCAGTTCTAATTAAGTGTATTTACCTAGAATTTCCTAACACACCTATAATATTATTCTGTACAGGTAACTTATCGGAAAGTAGCTACCTTTCAAGGATATTATTTAATTGACAATCCTTATCTTTCATCAACCCTGTACAAGTTATAATGAAGAAACAGGTATATCTCTGTCTAAATCTGCTGACAAAGGTGTTTCTCCGTACTCTCCTTCTTCTAGTCGGTAGTGATAGACACCACCTAGCCATTTTCCAATGACATTTTTTTTACCATAGTTTTTCTTTCGCAAAGTTCTTATACCCGCTGACGTTCCTGTTTCAAGATAGCCAATTCTTTTTGACACTTCTTGTACAGAATGCCAATATCCGTCTGACAATACGTCAAGTATTCTCTCTGACATTCCTCTGCGTTTGTGGTAATTCTTTTTCTCTTCCTGTACATCTTCAGTCATCATCATTTCCTTTCCAAACATTTGGATTATCTGCCCTAACTAACCCTTTGTACCAAGCCTTTATAATACTTCCTTTGTCCTCTCCATAATCTACTTTATGCTGTTGATGTTTTAAATTAGACTCTTCCACTACAGCATCATAAGCCTTATCTAATTTGGTAATATCAGAATAAGTAATGTGTTCTACTCCACTATCATTAATGTCTGATACAAGACTTTTTACTTGATTGACAAGTGTTAGTTGTGCATCTGTTATTATAGGGATTTCTTTCTCTTTCTTTTTCGCCATGTCTTCCTCCTCCTTTAATTTTAGTTCTTTGTTAATCCACTCTGAAAAAGTGTTCATACTTTATGCTCCTGTTATTTATAGTTGTCAAGTTATTTATGTAGCTTCACCCCACACTTCGTATTTAGCAATGTCTTCATCTGTTAACATATCTTGCTCAATACAAAGCCTACTAATACTTCTGATAGCTATTCGTGGGTGCAATCTCTTTTCCTGTTCCGTCATTTTTTCAAGAGTAATTATACATTCATCATGTACCATAGGAGTTAAGTTTATATATTTTTCCATATCATCTACAGTGCTACAAACTTTTAAACAGTAGCCAATAATGGCATAATAAAATATTTCCATTATTTTAAATCCACAAGATTATAAATGTTTCCTGTATTGCCAACAAATCTTTTTATGAGTTGGTTGCCACAGCTTATCTCTACAATGGTATTAAGATTTATGTTCCTGTATCCCTGACTTTTCATATCATATACTGTTAAGTACCTATCTTTATTGTTAACATTTATGCCATCTTTTAAATGTTTCTTGACTCCAAGTTTACAATTCATTTCCCTAACTTCGCCATTCTTTTTGACAAACTTAGCTTTAAATATTTTTTGGCCTACCATGTTTTTAATTACAGGGGATACCAGTGCTTCAGTGTATAGTTTCATCGTCATCTTCCTCCCATTCAAGTTCACTAGCCATTGTCATGTACAGACCGACTAATGTATTTAACATTATTCCTATCATATCTAATTTAGGTAAACCTAATAACATATACTTACTATATACTTCAAGTAATTCTTTAATAAAACTTTCAGTTGCTTTTATATTAGTGTTTTCCATATATGTTCCCTTTAAGTTTAACTAAAGGTAATACTTATAATTTTTTCTGTCAAGTACTTTTTTTTTGTTGACATAGTTTTTATAAAAAGTTAGTAGTGGTAGAGAGAAGGAGAAAAATACTATGGTTGGAGAAACTGATGTTGCTACATTTGTTAAGGCACTATCTATACCCACTGATGAAACTTACAGAGGCGATTGTCCTGTTTGTCATCGTAAAAATACTTTCAATGTTACTAATACTACTGGCAGGCTGTTGTATAATTGTTACCATGCTGACTGTACAGTTGGGGGCACTACAAAAACAGGCGACCTTATACAGACATCGTCTAGTACAAAAAATCAAAAACCTCAACGGGTAGACCTTTCTGTATATAACAAGCAGTGGGTGGGGCTAGACCGTAGCCAAAGAGTTGTTGATTACTTAAAGTCTGTACAGGCTTACCATGCTTACCAAAATAAATTTGCTGACATTCGTTATGATGTAAAGGAAGACCGTTGTGTGTTTCTTGTGTACAAGGACAAGACATTGGTTGATGCAGTTGGTAGGTCGCTGACAAATTCTAAACCAAAATGGAAAAGGTATGCATCTTCCCGTATTCCTTTTGTGACAAAAAACCAGAGTGACAATCTTGTCATTGTAGAGGATTGTGCTTCGGCTTGTGCGTTGACAATATCTGGAGTTAGGGGCATGGCTTTGATGGGTACGAATCTCTTGACAGAATATTTAAAATATTGTAAGGGGTATAATCGGGTCACCATTGCATTAGACAAAGACGCATCAAAAAAAGCAATGAAGATGGTACACGAATTATCTATTCATGTACGGACAAAGTTGGTGCTGTTAGAACGAGATGTAAAAAGGTGGAGTACAGAACAAATAAGGGAGAAGTTCAATGTCACTTGAGAAACAAATACTATCAGCGTGTTTATCCAATGAGTTTTATAAAGATACAGCAGAGGTTGTGTCTACAGAGATGTTTGCCAATGGTGTGGGAACAATTTTTGACACCATCAGTTTTGCACAACAGAAGTACGAGAGTGATTTAGATGTAAACACTTTGATACAGCTACACAGGAATAAATATCCTGCACTACCAGAATCATCAAGAGAGCCTATAGAGGAAGTTATAAAAGACCTCAGTAAGTTTATGCCAAGCAACAAGATTATACTAAAAGATTTAATCATTGACTTTTGGAAGAAAGACAAGGCACATAAGATTAGTGACTTATCCGCTGACATTTGGTTAGGCAACAGTGACGACTTTACTGTACTGAGAACTTTAGTTGACACGGCTATAGAGAAAGCACCAGAAGATGAAGGGAACTTCCAAGAAGTGAAAGATGACATAAAAGATTACATAGATGGTTGGGATCAAGGTTTTGAATTTAAGTTTGAGTTGCAATCATTGGCTGACAAAATCAGTGGTGCGGGTAGAGGAAACTTAGGGATTATATTTGCTAGACCAGAGACAGGGAAGACAACCTTCTGTACATACATGGTTGCAGAATATATCCGACAAGGATTTAAGGTAGCCTATTTTGCTAACGAAGAACCCGGAAGATTGGTTAAAGGCAGAGTGTTCTCCGCATATCTTAAACGATCTATTGATGAGATGAAGAAGAACTTAGATAATTCTATGACTGTGTACAAGAACGAGATAGAACCAAACCTAAAGTTATTGGAAGGTAGAGGTATTACTTTATCAGAAATAGAAAAATTTATTGACATACATAAACCTGATGTGGTAATGGTGGATCAGTTAGACAAAGTAGTCATCAACGGTAACTTTGCTAGGACAGATGAAAAGTTACGGGCATTGTATGAGGGGGCAAGAACGATAGCTAAAAAACAACAAGTATTATTTTGGTCAGTGTCTCAAGCATCCTACGATGCACAGGGTAGACAAGAGGTAGACTTTAGTATGTTGGAAAATAGTAGGACAGGTAAGGCTGCAGAAGCTGACATCATTGTAGGTATAGGAAAGAATTACGGTGAGGAGGAAGATTACATTCGTCATCTTTGTGTATCTAAGAATAAACTTAACGGGTGGCATGGGACAGTAACATGTTCTATTGATATACACAGGGCGAGATACGAGTTATGATATTAAAAGCTGACGGATTTGATGATGCGATATTGGGCTTAGGCCGAAGATGTTCACAACCTGATCTGTTAGTTTATGATGTTGACAAATGTGTAGCCATACTTATGAAAGATGGAATGACAGACGAAGAAGCTATGGAATATTTTGAGTACAACGTGGTAGGATCATGTATGGGTGAAGGAACACCTATCTTTCTGTACAGAGGAGTGGAGGATATAGAACTATGAAAAAAAGAATACACGTAAATCAGCACGTTATAAGAAGCAACAAAAAGAACAACGAGAATAACCCTGTAATAACTGTTAAAACTTACCAAGACAATACCTATGGTCACGAAGTAAGCATATTAGGAAACAGCAAGGTTGTGTACAGGCCAGATAAACCCCTGTCTTGTGGGGCAAAAGTATGGATAGAAACGGATGCGGAAGTGGTGGTGAAATGACAAAAAAAAAGACGGGCTATAGGTATTTTAAAACTAATCGTAAAGGAGAGCCTGTATTTAGAAGAAATACGGATCAAACTTTATGTGAGGTAGAAACATACTTAAAAGAATCTAATATTAATTACGAATATAGATTAGGAGCTACTGCATTAAAAATTTATAATAAAGAAGAGATACCCTTTATATATTATTTTACTACTGGAAGATGGAAGCGGTACAATGGGAGAAAGTTTCCCCACTACCACAGCAACTCTGTACAAGATTTTGCTATAAAATATTTAAATAGGAAGTTTGATGATAACCGTTCTTGACATAGAAACAACATATAAAAAAGATGAGGCAGGCAAGTTAGACCTTGATCCTTATACAGGAAACATGTTAGTGTCTGTGGGGTACAGTGCTGTAGGTTCTGATATAATAGCTCCCTTTACAGAGAAAAAGATTTATCGCCCTGACAGTGAGGGCTACCTCTGTTTTACCCACACAGAAAAAGAACCGACAGAGGATGGCTTTGCTGTACTGCAGAAAGTTCTGGATAATACGGAAGTTTTAGTGGGCCATAACATTAAGTTTGACTTGAAGTGGCTCCTTGCTTGTAACTTTACCTATACAGGAAAGCTATACGACACGATGATAGCTGAGTATGTTATACACGGTGGAGATAAAGTTGCTCTGTCTTTGTCTGAGTCCGCTAAGAGATATGATTTAGATGAGAAACGTACCGACTTAACTGCACAGTACATGAAAGATGGGGTATCTTTTGACTATATACCTTGGGATATTGTAGAAGAGTATGGCAGGGCTGATGTAGAAGTAACAAAACAATTGTATCTTGCACAGCAAGAGGCAGTAAAAGATGGGCTTGCACCCACTGTAATTTTAATGAATGAGATGTGTCAGGTTCTTACCGAGATGGAAAACACAGGTATGAAAGTTGATGTGGATTCTCTCACTAAAATTAGAGAAGAATATAAGAATGAATACAATGAGTTACATGAATTTCTTGATGGAGAAGTTAAACGTACTATGGGGGATACTCCTATAAATTTAGACAGCCCAGAGGACAGGTCTAAAGTTTTATACAGCAGAGCAGTGACTGATAAAAAATTCTGGGCGAGTACATTCAATTTAGGATATGAACAGTATGGTAGTACAAAGAGAAAGAAAAGAGTTCGCAAGTTAGGTAAAGATGATTTTGTTAGGAAGGTAAGAACCTATACAAAAATAGTTCCCCATACAGAGTCCCATCAATGTGGTTCCTGTAAAGGAAGGGGATACTTTAATCCGCTAAAGAAAGATGGCACAACAGGTAAGGCTAAAAGAATTTGTAAAACTTGTAATTCTGATGGCATAGTATTTAAATCTACAGGAGAAGTTGGTGGCTTTAAACTTGTGCCGAGAGATGCTTATGATGTCAGTACACACGGCTTTAAAACAGACAGACCAACATTAGAGAACTTATCTATGTCTGCCAATGACGAGCAAAAGAAATTTATCAGTGCCTATATAAAATACAATGCTATAGGTACATACTTGAGAACATTTGTTGATGGTATAGAGAAGGGATTAGATAGTAAAGGTTTTATACACCCTCACTATATGCAATGCGTTACGGCTACAGGAAGACTATCTTCTCGTAATCCAAACTTTCAGAACATGCCAAGAGGTACAACTTTCCCTGTGAGGGCTTGTGTTGTATCACGATGGGAGGGAGGAAAGATATTGGAGGGAGACTACAGTCAATTAGAATTTAGAGTTGCAGGCTTTCTTGCACAGGACAAACAGGTGTATGCTGATGTAAGGAAAGGTTTTGATGTGCATAGCTTTTCTGCAGAAGCATTGGGTGTATCTAGACAGGAAGCAAAAGCACATACATTTAAACCACTATACGGAGGTACATATGGAACAGAAAAAGAAGTTGCGTACTACGACCTTTTCAAGGCCAGATATTCAGATGTTGCTAAATGGCACGTCTCTTTACAAAACGAAGCGATTAAGACGAAAAAGATCACCCTTCCTTCTGGTAGGATTTATCATTTTCCTCATGTTCGTAGGAACTTTCATGGCGGTTCTACACACGCTACCGCCATAAAAAACTATCCTGTACAAGGATTTGCTACCGCAGATCTGCTCCCGCTTGCTCTTATAAATTTAAGACAAATTTTGTTTGACAGCGACATGCAGTCTGTGGTATGTAACACAGTACATGATTCAATTGTCCTTGATGTTTTTCCAAGCGAGGAGAAAAAGGCAATTGAAATTTTAACGGAATCCATGTTGAGTATCAAGGATGAAGCTATGAAACGATACAATATTGACTATGACATGCCGGTGGGTATTGAATTAAAAGTAGGTAAAGACTGGCTTGACATGGATGAAGTTTTAACACTATAAACCGAAGGAGAAATTATGATGTCAAATGATGTTGTAACGAATACACCAAGTGTAGTGCCGTCACTAAAGAACATGTCAGTGGCAGAAATTGCGGCATTGACTGGGCAAGAAGTAAGTAGTAATGAAAGTCAGAGCCTTCCTCGCTTTGCCATTAATCATGGTGAAGAAGACAATGAAGGTAGGAGCATTCCTCGTGGGGAGTTCTCTTTAAAATTACCTGACGGTGTTACTGCCTATGCAAAGGAAGCTCATCTACGAATATTTTTTAGGTTGTTTACCTACAGTAGGTGGGATGCAGAGCAGGGAACTTTTGGTAGCCAAACTATACAGGCACCAAATTTAAGTGCTGACTTTTATGATACAGAAGGTGGTATCCGGTGTGGAAGGCTGACCAAAGATCAAGCCGATGGTTTAGCTAAAGACAGTCCAGAAATGATGTTACACAAAAGTGTGAAGTGTAATCAGATTCTGTACAACACAGTGCAGTTGGTTAATCCTGTAGATGCAGACGGTAACAAAGTAGATATGCCTGATGAAGTACCTTCCGTTTGGTATGTTAGAGGCTCTGGTTTTATGCCTGTCAGTGACCATATAAAAATGATTGACAGACAGAAAAAGATTATGTGTACGTCTGTTAACAAAGTAACTACCTCAAGAAAGAAGATGGGTGGTAATTCTTACTATGTCCCAGTTATGTCTACACTTAAATACGTGGACATAAAAGATAGTGATCAAGAATTAATCGCTAAGTTTTTTGAGACCAAAGAAGCCATCAATAATAAAGTGATGGGCCAGTGGAGAGAACAAAAAGAGAAGAAAGCTAAATTAGGAGACTTGTCCGATTTTGGTGAAGTTCTTAATGCTACAGGATAGATAGTTTGTCTAATCCTATCTTAATGAAAGTACAGGGATTACTAGATCGTGCCATGAAAGAAGGTATTGATCTAGACCCTGAACTTTTAGAAAACTTTAAAAACGATTGTGGTGATGCCTTAGTCAAACAACTGTCTCGTGGTAAAAGTGATTACTCGTTACGGATGAGTGGCTTGGGCAAACCCATGTGCCAACAATGGCATGACAAAAACGAATCACCTAAAGAGACACAATATAATTCTATCATGCGGTTTTTATTTGGTGACATCATAGAAGCTATAGCTATGGTAGTTTTAAAATCAGCTAACGTAAATATAGAATCAGAACAAGAGAGAGTTAATTTAGATTTAGATGTGTGTGAACTTAACGGTACATTAGATGTTGTTATTGATGGCAAAGTGTGGGACATAAAATCTGCATCCCCGTATGCTTTCTCTAAGAAATTTGGTGGAGAGTTTGGTGGATACAACAAAGTAAAACAAGATGATACCTTTGGGTATTTGATGCAAGGATACCTGTACAGCAAAGCAAAGAACATGGACTTTGGTGGGTGGATTGTTGTAGACAAAGCTTCTGGTGAATGGGCAGTATGTGAAGCACCAGATTACCAAGAGGAAGACTCTGTAGAGCAGTTGGCTAAGGCAAAATCTAATGCAAAAACAATGTTACAAGACAAACCATTAAAGAAAGAATTTAAAGATAAAGAAGAAACATTCCGTGTACAGCACGGGAAAAGAAAAGGTGAGATAATTGCTACAGGAAACAGAGTTATGCACACGGTGTGTGGCTATTGTGATTATAAAGCACAGTGTTGGCCTACTGCACAACTACATAAAAAGGTAGGAACACAGGCAACGCAACGACCTCTTGTTTGGTATACAAAATTAAAGAAGAGAGAAATAGAGGTATGATTTATTTATCTACAGAAGTAACCATAGGAGATAGCTACATCAACGAAGGTGTATACTTTGGTTACCAAGAGTGTGATAAAACATTTGGTGGTGATAGTATTGTAAAAGAACTACGCAACAGACCCAATGGCATACCAATCCGAATGACTAAAACATTTGATCTTGATGAACCTTGGGGTGATGATAGATTTGAAGAACATAAGGAGAAGATAGATCATGATTTAGATATATTGGCTGTACAAGCAAAAGCAAGAAACAGTCTAGTAGTATTACACTGGACAGGCATAGAAGAACAACGAGGCATTCTACGGGAGAATGCACCTAAAACTTTTAAGTACTTTAACGATAAGTTTGAGGATATAATACATAAAAACATGCCGAGGGTATAATGGTACTAAGACATCATGGCTACCGATCAGACTTTGAATTGTCTATCGCTGTAGCTTTAAATAGAAAAAATGTAAAATTTCAATATGAATCGGAGAAAATAGATTATGTTAGGCATTCTACTTATAATCCTGACTTTGTTATAGAGGGAAAGAACTTCTATATAGAAGCAAAAGGACTTTTTACTACAGCAGATAGGGGTAAACATCTGTTAATTAAAAAACAACACCCCGAAATTGATCTAAGATTTTTGTTTATGAGAGCAAGTAATAAACTTTATAAAGGTTCTAAAACTACTTACGCTGGGTGGTGTGAACGCTATGGTTTTAAATGGTGTGAAGGTTTTTTACCACAGGAATGGTTAGATGAATAAGGAAGATTTAAACGGTTACAGAAAGAAGCTCCCTTTAGGTATGTATGTTATACTGCTTAAACCTGATGGGGAGGATGGTGTTAGTCTTGCTGTAATAGATACACATAATATTGGTGATAATCATGTTGATCTATCATACATTCTTTCTAGGGGTGTACTGTCTTTACTGGCCAATGATATGGATATGATAAAGGAAAGAGGGCAGAGTGTTATATTGGAGGAGATGAGAAACGAAACGAAACTCCCAATAATTGATAGCCTTATGGACAGAACAAAACCTACCGCACGTGTACAGAAAGATAATATTGTGTCTATATTTGGGGAGGATACAGATGATAAGCAGTGATAGTATACCAGAAGGACTGGAGTATAAGATGAAAAAAAGACAACAGTATGATTCACATGATGATATGATAAAACAATCTGTAAAAGGAAAAAATAGACAGGTAGGTGGCAATCACTACATAGATTTTGAGATTATGCCTATAGAATATATTTCTAAAAATAAACTTGACTTCCTAGAGGGAAATATTATAAAGTATATCTCTCGTCATAAAAAGAAAAACGGGGCAGAAGATATAAAAAAAGTTATACATTACGCAGAATTAATATTAGAATTAGAATATGGAGAAAATTAGATGGCATCATTATTAGGGGGAAATTATTTACCAACAGAATATCAGGCGTTTATACATATGTCTAGATACTCTCGGTGGCTAGAGAAAGAAGGAAGAAGAGAAAGTTGGGGGGAAACAGTAGATAGACTTATATCTTTTTTTCGCCAAAACGTAGAAGGAATAGATGAAAAGTCTTGGGAGGACATGGAGGAAGCTGTACTGTCATTATCAGTTATGCCTTCTATGAGAGCATTGATGACCGCAGGTAAAGCTTTAGAGAGAGAAAACATTGCTGGCTATAACTGTTCGTATATACCGATAGATAGCCCAAGGGCTTTTGATGAAGTCCTGTACATACTGATGAATGGTACAGGAGTAGGGTTCTCTGTAGAGAGACAGTATGTTGATAAGTTGCCTACTGTGCCAGATGTAGAGTTTGAACATACAGAGGATGTGGTGTCTGTTGTAGATTCTAAAGAAGGTTGGGCAAAGGGGTTTAGAGATTTAGTATCTTATCTGTATACAGGAAGAGTTCCTAAAATTAATGTGTCAAAGATACGACCTGCAGGTACAAGACTTAAAACATTTGGTGGTAGAGCCAGTGGTCCACAACCGTTGGTAGACCTATTTGACTTTACTGTAGAGAAATTTAAAGGTGCCAGAGGTAGAAAACTCTCCTCTATGGAGTGTCATGATATAGTTTGTAAGACAGGAGAGGTAGTAGTAGTGGGTGGTGTACGTAGATCAGCCCTCATCTCTTTGTCAAACTTATCCGACCAACGAGTGCGTGCGGCTAAATCTGGTGCTTGGTGGGAAACAAATCCAGAGAGAGCACTGGCTAATAACTCTGTTGCTTATACAGAGAAACCAGACGCAGGTATCTTTATGAAAGAATGGCTGTCTTTGTACGAGAGTAAATCTGGTGAGAGGGGTATCTTTAGCAGAGCTTCTGCACAGGCAAAGGCTGCTGAGAATGGTAGAAGAGATGCCAGTTGGGATTTTGGTACTAATCCATGTAGTGAAATTATACTACGGCCTAATCAATTTTGTAATCTTACAGAGGTCGTGGTACGTGCCGGTGATACGGTGGCTACTCTCAGTAAGAAAATACAGATTGCTACATTGTTAGGCACAATACAATCTACCTTTACTAACTTTGGCTACCTAAGAAAAAGATGGCAAGACAATACAGAAGAAGAGAGATTACTCGGTGTATCTCTTACAGGTATTATGGATAGCACACTGTTAAATGGCAAAGAAGGTGGGTTAGAAAAAAGATTAGAAACTTTAAGGGGTGTTGCTGTAGAGGCTAATAAATATTGGGCAGATAAATTTGGTATAAACCAAAGCACAGCTATTACTTGTGTCAAACCTTCTGGTACGGTTAGTCAATTGGTAGACAGTGCCAGCGGTATACATGCAAGACACAACCCTTATTATATAAGAACAGTACGGGGAGATAATAAAGATCCCCTCACTGAATTTTTAATTAACTCTGGTATACCTAGTGAGCCAGATGTTATGAAACCAGAACATACTACAGTATTCTCCTTTCCGATGAAAGCACCTATAGGTTCTGTTTGTAGAAACGATATGTCTGCAATAGAACAGCTTGAGTTATGGAAGATTTATGCAAAACACTGGTGTGAGCATAAGCCTTCTGTTACCATTTCGGTAAAGGAAAATGAGTGGGTACCTGTTGGTGCGTGGTGTTGGGAAAATTTTGAATACCTTAGTGGTGTCTCCTTTCTCCCCTTTTCCGATCACACGTATCAGCAGGCTCCCTATCAAGATATAGATGAGAAAGAATACAAGAAACTTGTAAAAAAAATGCCAGCAACTTTAGACTGGCGTAAATTACAGGACTTTGAAAAAGAAGATAACACAAAGGGGTCACAGGAATTAGCCTGTACTGCCGGAGTGTGTGAGTTAGTAGACATATAGTGAAGTGTGCTAAACCTATAATAGCTCTAGAGGATGCTGGGTTAATAAGAAAAGTTATAGCTTATTACATAAAGTATGCATCGCCCCCAGATAAAGAAGTAGAAGAAAAACTTCTAAATCTATTTCACAGATTAGGAAGATTGGAAAAGTAAGATGGCGGAAGCAAGTCTGTTTGAACTATCTGTAAAGGTAAACTCAGACGGCAAAATTATTACACAAGTAAATTACATAGAAAAAGAAACTTTGATTACTGCCCTAGATGGGTGGAAGAAAGATTACCCTAACACCCATGTACTAGGAGCCGTAGTAGAACACTTGAAAAAGATAGGCTCTTCTGTAGAGGAAGATGTAGCTAAACTTTGTAGGTCTTAGTAATTGTAGGAGGTTACTTTACCACCACCTGCTAGTTTTTTCTTCTTCTTTTTTTTCTTTACAGCTCCACCATATACAAAAGGGCCACCCCCTTGACCTAACTGTCTAAGATCATCGTCTACAAGCGGAGCAAATTGTTGGGATGCCGTGTAAGCTTTATTTTTATCTTCATCTACACCTCCTAACATGCCGTAGCTGCGGGCATCCTGTGCTCTAGATACATTCATTGCAGCTTCTGGTACCATCCCCCTTTGTTGAGGTTTAGCATAGGGGCTGTACTTTAATGGTTGGGGTCTCTCTGGCTGTGCAGGCACCCTCTGCGGGCTTTCCATATTTGCAAAATCTGGAGCAGCATTAGGGTTTTCACCAAATGGTAACTCAACAGGAGGTCTACGTGAGGCTGTTCTGTTTGGTACTGTTGGTCCACCAGATCTTCCGGCCTCTGCTCTGCCTCGTTCTAACATGGGGTTGATTGGTGATCCCCCTTGTATAGCTTCAGAATCTACCATATTATCTACACCAAAATCATTGGTAGAAATAATGTTATCTCCTGCTAATCCCATATTTCTAGGTTCTATCATGTTTTGTCTCATTGTGTCAAATCTGCTAGGACTTAGTTTAGCCATTTTTTCTTTAGCAGCATCTCCTGCCATTCCACTTACAGCATTATAATACCCTGTAACTTTTTCGTTAGCTCTTTCTCTTAAAATTTCTTTTTCATTTTGAGCAATTGCTTTTTTACCTTTTATTACTTTAATATCATCATTTCCACCAATAAAACTTAACAAATCTCTTATACTACCATTGCCAACTTTTATCTGTGTTACAGGGGAAGACTCTATTCCTCTATGTGGTGGCATTGGTGTTTTTCTTCTGTTCTTTTTAGGAACGGTACCATCTTTATTTAACTTAATACCTTTTCCTGTTTCTGCTCCTCTTACTGCCATGCTTAACTCCTCACCTTTCTAGGTCCGTTGCTGTACATAATACTTCCACCATATTTCATTTGTCTTTTGTTAGGGTATTGTTTAACATTTAACGGTGCTACATTGGATAACTCTGTTGCATCTGTCATTGGTGTAGGCATTTCTACTCGGCCTGTTTCTAGTTTTGCTATATCTGGTTTAGCAGACATGTCAGCCCTACCTCCTTCAGCCATATATTTATACATGTGTTTACCCGGCATTTTATTCTCCTTATTTTAAAAAAACAATTCATCTAGTTGTTCTTGGGTTGCTTTATCTTCCATTTTAATATTTTGTAAACTATCTATTTTAGATGTGTCAGAATCTGTAAAATCAAAATTATGTTCTAATTCAAAATTTATATAATTATCACCCCACAAATTAGACGAAGCTCCTGCAGCTCTTAAACCTGTAGCACCTTCCCAATACGTTTTTAACGCAGAATCATTTATTTTACCTGTAGTAAAAACACCGTGCATTAAATCTGTTAATCTTGGATCTCTTGCCATAAGCATAAATATATCAAGATTTTTACCTCTCAATTCTCTAACCCATATTGATCCACCAATCCACCAAGGAGAAACAACCCTTCTTAAATAAGACATAGTATTTGCCATGTGTTGATTAGTAGTATTAGGTGTAGGTAAATCTTGTAATCTAACCTCAGCTGACATCTTGTTTGCCCAAGAAGAATTATCTATACCTAAATCTTTCATAGTGTGCATTTCAGTATTTATGTATATAGATCGTGCTTTTTCCATATGTGAAGCATCTTTAAATAAACCAAATCTTGAGTCTTGTAATAAATTAGGAATCCTGTCCATTTCTGCAACAGCTCTTTCAGTTACAGGCATAGTAACATATTCTTTTCTAACTCTGTTACTTCCATCTGGCATAACACTGCCTGTAGTGTAACTTCCATCAGGACTAATAATTCTTACACTGGTACGGTCTTTAAAACCTTTTTCTAAAACACGATTTATAAAATTGTAAGCATCTTTAACTCCTTTTTCACCATTTAATTTTTTTGCGTATTGTATATACTGCCCAATGTATTTTCCGTCTTCAGATGTTAAAAAATCATATGCTTCGTAAAATCTAAATGGTCTTTTCTGTCCAGAAGTATCTATAGCCATTGCTTTTGTAAAAGATTGAAAATCAGTTATTTGACTTTTAACTTTATTTTTTCTTCCTTTTATTTCGTTTACAATTTTTCGGTCTGCACGTTTAATTGTAGTCATGTATTGTGTATAAGCACGCCTTGTTGCAGCATCGTTGTTTACAAGAGTTCTAATAACTGCATCCGTATTACCGATGCTGTTCATACCACTAAAATTAGTAGTTGCCATTTCATCTGTAATAGTTAGCATAGTACCCGTTTTAAGATTTAATTTATCTATGTGCTCATATGTGCCACCCGCCATATTAAACAATGACATTTCATCAGAAAAATTTTGAATATTATCTAAAATTGTAGTAAAATCTTGTATAGTTGCTTTTTTAACTGTTGCTGATTTAAAACCGGGCCCCTTTTTAGCTGCTCCTAATATACCAACACCTTCTACAGCAATGTCAGCATACTCTCCTTCAGCAACCCTTTCTAAAATACTGGTCGTTCTTTTATCAAAATAAAGTCTATTGTTTATTTTCCAATCTATTAACGCTGAAAGTTTACTAGCACTTTCTGGATCTACAATTCTTCGTGTAGTTGCTTCAGTTCCTACTGAAAAACTGTTGGTAACCATAGCCGTACCTTTTGCTTTGTCCATAGGTAAAGTTATTATTTCACCAAATCTTTCGTTTAGCATAGAGGCTGCTTGGCTTGTTTTTCCGTCAAAAATCATGTCTACAACAGTATCTAACCATTTTTCAGGAGGAGTAGTATACATTTTATTACTTGGATTATCTATACTTTTTTGAAATCCTTTAACTCTAGAATCTACTCCTGTATACCTAGCTAATGAATTTGCAAACGCCCCAGATTTTGATGCATGAAAATGATTACCATAAATTTCTCCAGCACGAAGTATTTTTTGCAACACAGCACCATTACCACTTGATAATTCTTTTTGTAAAATATCTATAGTTTTACCATATGCTTCAAATATAGGATTTCCTTTTTCTCCAAAACTTCTTCTACTTCCCGATAAAGTTTTATGTATATTTAACACTCTATCTGCAGGTATTCTAAATCCTTGTTTAAGAAGTTGTGGCACATACTCATTTAAAATATCTCTAACAGCTTCTCCTTCATTTGAATCTTGAAGTATAACACGGTATAAATTTGTAAAATCATCGTATTTTTGAAGTGCACCTACTCCTGACTCCTCTATAAGAAGTTGTCTAATATCTTTATAATCTTGTGGAGTTGTATTTTTCTTTAAAGTTTGCATTAATTGAAGTTCAACAACTTCACCAATTATATTACTTATGTTTGCAGCATCTTTTGGTCTAATTGTAGCTTCACTTTGGTTTACTTTAAAAAACGACTGATCTAAAGTTTCAAAGATAGAACTTAATTTTACAGGTTTATTTTTTAAATCGCTTTTTACTTCTTTATATATGTCGTCTGCATATTTATTTATCTGTCCTGCACGTTGCTCATCCAATTGTTGAAACTCTGCACCAGCACTTTTATCGGTCCAACTATTTGGATTTTCTCTTAATCTCCCTACAGTTGCTGTAAGATTTTTATTATTTTTTATTCTAGTGTCTAATATTAATTTAGAAATTTCTTCTTTTTCTACGCCTATTAGTTTTTTAACAGCTATCCTTGCGTCAAGTATTTGTTCACTAATATTATTATTTCCTATACGGTCAAGAGCGTGTGGCGAAGTTAGAAGTTCTTGTTCTAAAGCTAATACAGTATCTAATTCTCCCAACTGTGCATCAGCTCTTTTTATTTCAAGATTTCCATTTCTAGACATTTGATTTAGGTGCGTTTTAATATTTCTATATTCTTCTCCATCAGGTAATGCTTTAAATAAAGGTTCTAAAGCTCTTAACAATTTCATAGAACTTTCTCTTCTTGCTTCAATATGTTCTGCAGCTTTTAAAGCCTTTTTAGCATCTACACTAAATCCTAAATTAGCTGCCTCCCCCACAATGTTATCCATTGCTTTTAAACCTACCAAACCTTCTAGTTCTACCATAGCTAAATTATAATTATCTTTAAATGTATCTGGTAAATTATTCAAATCTTTTATAAACTGTCTACCATTTTCAATTTCTTGCACAATTTGTTGTGTAGTTCCAGACTTAACTGCTTGAGCTTTTGCAGCAATTATAACATTAGCCATATTTATTTTATGTTTTTTAGGTATAGATCTCCCATTTATAACATCAGGAATTTTTTCAGCAACTTGAAATGCAGTAACAGATGTATCACTGTAGCCTCCAAATTTTCCTCCAGTAAATGCAAATCTCATTACATCATACAAAGCTTCTGGTCCTGATAACAGAGCAATACCAGTTTGTGGCACAGCTTTAAGAGTAGAACTAATAGGTCTTTTTAAAGATAAAGTATTGTTCATAATACCTTGCTGTACACCTGTAGTAGAAATAGTGTAAGCTGTAGGTAATCCAAATATTAAGGCACCAATAAGATAGGGTATAACGGGTTCTTCAGTATTAGTATAATCTGTAAGAGGCACTCCATAACCTCCTACGGCATCTGGAAAAGTCATACGTTCTCTCCCACTAAAAAATCCTTGAAAAGTTAAACCACCTACAGCCGATGTACTTGATGTACCTATATTTAACCTATCGCTAAGTTTCATGTTTTTAGCTTGGGCTATTCGGCCTCTATCTAAAAAGTTAGTAAGTTCAGGAAGGTATTTATTTTTATTATTATTTAAATAATTTTTTGTAGCTGCTGTATAATAATCTTCTTTAATATATATGTCATCTTTTGGTATTTGATTCCATTTAATTTTTTTAGTAGGATCATTGTTAAATAATTCTTCAGCGTCTTTTTGCACTTGTCCCCAAAGTTTTTTCCCCCGTGGTGTACCAAAACCAAAAACTTTTCCACCTACTCTATCTAAAGTTCTCCATCCGGCAATCATACCAAGTATTTCTTGTCCGTATTTTACAGAGGTAGCTCTCCCTTCTCCGGCAATAATATTTCCAATTTCACCGTTTGCTAATATACTTCTACCCATTATTGCATCACTTATTTTTTCAGGCGGAGTTATAAGAGCAGTAGTAAGTGGTACAGAATAAAATGGGGCTATTTTAGAAGATAAATCTCTTGTTAAATCATAAAATGTTGTTTTAGGAAATGGTATTGCTTTTTTTATTTCTTTCTTTTGTTTAAAATCAAAAAACCCAACTCCCGCAGTATCTTTTGTAGTTTCATAAAGAAAAGCATGGGAAGAAAACGCATTATCATTATTTTTTCCTACTACTACAGGTTGATTATCTACTATTTCTATATCAAGATTTGATAACATTCCAATTTTATGTAAACCTATGTAAGTTGCTTCTTTAACTGTTTGCTGTGCTGACCCCGCTCCTCGTATAGCTAAATCCAAAGAACCGGGAATTATATCATATGAAAATCCACCGTAATGTGCTAACGCTTGAGCAGCCATAAGGTCTCCTACTGGCACATCGTACTCTGTTGGTGTTCCAAGTTTGTTTGGTTTAAATTTAAAACTAGAACGATTTTTATTCCAAATAAATGCTTGCCCTAACCAAGTATTATCAATAAGATATGGTGCACCTGTTATCTCTCTACCGTCTTCATCTACATCAAATTCTAATGCCCCACCTTGTGTGTGGTCAGATTTACCTGCAAGATACTTTAGTGTATCTATACCAAAGTTTTTTCTATCTTTAATTCCAGATGCCCACCCGTACATAATGTCGTTTATTTGATTGGTGGTTTTATCTTCCATTTTAAATATAAGACCATTTTGATCTACTATATTTCCGCTGTATAACATTTCCCCCTGTTCGTTTTGTCCTACAGGTAACCAGTTAGAAACATCTTCCATAGCACGTGCTTTATTTACATCTTTTGTATAAGTATTCCACTTAGGACTCCCCTCTGAAAAATATTCGTAAACAGGAATAGGAACTTGCGTCTCTGGATCTACTTCCATTCCTTTAAAACCACGATAAATTTTACTTCCCCACAGAGCATCCACAGGTGTTCCTTTTAAATCTGGAGGAGCTTCGTTACCTTGACGATAAATAGGTTTCATTTCTGGATAATAGTATTGAGCTATGTTTACATCTTCTGTAGGCACATTTAATGCTTCTCCTAATTTTACTTTATAATTAGAAAACATTTCATCAAGAGCAACTTTACTTTCTGGGTTTACAAAATATTCTTTTTTATCTTCAGATATACCTACCATTTAATATTCCAATTCATTAGTGTCTGCAAAAATCTGTAATTTCTTTTGGTCGGTTGGTAAAATTGCTCCAACAGTTACGGCTTCTTTACTTAACAAGAATCCTAAAGATTTTTTTGTTTGGGCAGTTTGGTTAAGAAAATTATTCATTTTAGTTGTTTGTTTTGAAACCGTAATTTCATTTTCGGATGGTTCTCGCTGCCCACCATCATTTAAATTTGTATTTTCACGAATATTTTCAGGCACCTGCGCTCTCCAAATTTGAGCATTAGGTAGTTTTTCTCTATCTAAAGAATTACTACTATCATTTAACATTGGATAAACACTGGTATAATTTAAAGCAGCCCATTTTTGTTGAATGTTACCATTGCCAATTCTTTCTGCTCTCCCCACAATAGAAGCCATACCTAAATCAAATTCATCAAGAGCAGCCAAAGCTTGTTCTTTTGTAGTAAATGGACTAACAGCTAAAGCCCTTGTTACCAACTCTCTATCACCATCGGAAATAGCTTTACCACCCTCTCCTTGGAATATAGCTGCAGCGTAGAATACAAGACCTCCTCGTAAAAGAGCTAACCTTGCAACTTGAATAGCTTTTGTTTTGTTTTCATCGTCTTTATAATCATCAAGCTTTAAATACGCATCATTCATGTCTATACCAAGATATGTGTCCTTTAACTTGTTAAGCATACTCTTAGTTGCTTCTAAATTTTTTAATCGTGTTTCAAGATCAGTTTTTGTAACACCTGTAGCACTACCTATTTGGGTTGTTAACTCGCCCATTTGAACTTCTATTCCAGATACTTGCCCATCTATTTTTTCATTCATTAGATCCGTATTAAACTGCCCAGTATCAACGGCACCAGTAAGCATACTAACTACATCTTTTCCTGCTGTTGTAACTTGTTCATAAAGAGATATAGCCCCTGTTAAAAACGTGCCACCAAGATTTAATTTATCTATTAATTCTTTTTGTCTTCTTGTATTATCTAATGCTAATTCACCTTGACGTGCCAACTCTCTGTAACCCTTTATAAGAGTTGGAGTAAGGGCAAAATTCTCTTCTAAAAATGAAGTCCCGTCTGCATACGCTGGAAGTAATCCATACCCTTGATCTTTTCCAGTAGCAACAAAACTCCCGGGAAGATCATAGGGACCTGCAACTGATGCAAGTGCATCTATTTGGTAGTACACAGTATCTAGATAATTAAAATGGTAACCTTCTTTTCTTAACGTGTGCAAGGTTGACCCCGGAGTTAATTTACTATCTGCATATTTGTATGCTTCATTTGTTACATAATTAGCAGCGTTTTTTAAATTTGGGTGTGAAAAAGGACTGTCGTAAATACCTTTAGCTCGCACATCGGTTAGCATACCTTTGTTATCATACACTTTATCAAGCATAATTGGTGCAAATTGTGTAAAACCTACAGATTGTATAGGATGAGCTTGCATCCAAAGTTTTCCATTAGCATTTGAAATATTATCTCTTTGATTTAAATTTTCTTTTTGTGGCAATGGTGTTTGAAATAAAGCAACTTCCATGCTTACATTTGAAAAATATTCGTTAGCTTGTTTTTTATCTACTTTAGAATCGTAAGAATTGTTTTTTGTTACAAACGCCCAACTGTCAGCTATAGATAATGGAATTTCTTTTGGTGGTTGTTGAAGAACATTATCACTATTAAAAACTTTATTAGTTTCGTTTTCAATATTTCCTACAATCGTACCCCGTATCCAAGAATTGTAATCTCCAAATAATAATTGGCTGTTTAAAGCTCCCTCTGCCATTCCTGATTCAGTTTGTCTCATATCTGTGTCAATTAAACTTACTCTTCCTTTAATTCCAGCTTTAATTCTATTAGCTTGATTTGGATACGTATTATTTATGTAAGTCCATTCATCATCAGAAATATTATTTAACTGACTAATCCAATTAAAAGCTTTACCACTTGCATTTGCCCCGTCAGTAGTGGCTTTAATACCCCACAATTTTGTACGAATACCTAAATCATACATAAATTCTGGCCCTTGTTTGTTTAAAAAATTAGTTACGTTTGGCCCACCCATATTAATAGGCAATAAATCCGTGGTAAACTCGGTAAACATGCTGGTGCCACCTTTTTTTATAAATTCTAATTGTCTAGCGTTAGTAAACTCCATGTTTTTTAAATTTACTTGTTGGCCGTATTCATAATCTGCAACACTTTTAGCTGCTTCAGCAGCCTCAGACTTTGTTTTTCTTGCTGCTAAGTTGGACAACATACCAACTACAAACGGTACAATTGGAGCTACCATATTATATTTCTCCCATAGGTATTGCCGGTTCTTCAACAGGCGGTGTTAATTCTTCTGGCATCATTTCTTGTTCACCACCGGATGGAGGTGGTGCTAAAAATCCTTGGTTTTGCATTTCCATATCTTGCTGCTCCATATTAGCTGCTTCTTGTAATTGAGCAAATGCTTCTGGGTTTCTATCAGCCATAAGAGAAAGCACCTGATTATCTGGAACTCCATCGTCTGTTAATTCACCCGGATTGTTAAACACTTTGTACGGAATATCATATTCATTTGCGTAAGATATAAAGAAAGCCATAAGAGGTGGTTTAATAATTTCTGCTACATCAACAGTCCATTTCCCTTCCATAAAACCACCAAATGATATTGTGTTCACAATACTTTCAATTGGTAATCCTCCGAGCATAAGTTTAGAATACGCAGACTGTGTTTTTTTATTATCCTCAAATTTATCCACCACAAATAAAACTGCCTCATCTGGATCAGTTATATCTGGTGTTCCTTCCCATGCCCATCTCCCCGGTTCATCTGTCAAAGACTGGCCCGGCACTGGTCCATCAAATGGTCTTTTAGCTATTTCGTTGTCTTGAGTTTGTACTTCTTGAAAACGTGGCATTTTTTGTTACTTTCTATGTAGGTTTAGCACTGGTTAAACTTCCGTAGGCTGATCGGTAAGGGTTACGTACTGCGATAGAACCTAATGATGCTTTAGGAGATAAATTTACATTAGATGATGAGTACGGATTAAATCCAACTCCACTAACCTCTGTATTGATTCTTTCTGTTATTTTAGAATCTCCTCGTATGTTTTCTATCATTCCATAACTTCTAGGAATATTCTGTCCTTGTCCTCTTCTTGTTGGTCTAAAACCACTTATGTTTGGATTAGAACGGTAGCCTCCCCGTTTTGTTGATTGTGGCAATGGTATATCTGCTACTGGAGTACCAGCACCTTTTTCTTTTAATTTATTAATGTATTTCATAGTTTCTTTAAAGGTGTCACTTTTAATTACATCGCCACCCCACCTAACAACATCTTTTCCAGCATCGTATACATCACGAGCATAGTCCATAAAACTTCCACTGTAGTTTCCGCCACCACCACCGCTGCCTGTGACTCTTCCCATATTTTGAAAAGACCCACGACTGGTTTCTTTTGTTACATAATTATATGCATCACTGATTGCATCGCCTACATAGGATGCTGTATCTGAGACATAATCCCAAAAAGATGTTGTTCCGTTTGCCATGTTTTTATTTCCTTAAGTTATTTAGTTGCATCTGGGGTTGGAGGCACTATGCCAGCCACATTACTAACTATATCAAATATCCCATCCAACGTACTACTTCCTAGCTGTGCATACATTGTATTTTTAAATTGGGAATCATACATTGCTTTATCATATCCTGCTTGTTGAGATATTTCTGCCATACTATGTGCACGATCTGCTGCATTCTCCACAACTTGTACAAGAAAAGATGCCTCGTCTCTGTATCTTTGCCATAGTTGTTCTTGCGATGATGTAGAAAGACCTAGTAATGCTTGTGCGTTAATTCGGTTTACTTCGTTTTGTCTTGCAGTGTTCTCTGTATTTATTTGTCTACGCCAATTTGCATTTGCTTGATTAATTTGTGCAGACATATTTGAATTAAATTTATCTCGGCTGTCTTCCATCTGTGATTTAAATTTTAGTACAGAATTTTCTTCACTAGCGTTAAACTGCCTCATAGCTGATACACGAGTAGCATTGGCGTTGTCTATTTGTACACCCAACTCTGAAAAAAACTCCATAGTTTGTTGGTTAGATTTTGCGTTAAACTGCCTAGATGCATTTTCTTGTGACTGATCAGATAGCAGAGTTTGTATTTTTGCTTGAGCATTTAATATGTTAGTTTTTTGGTTTGCATCTAAATTTGCCATATCCATAGATAAAAAGCTTTTTGCGTTGTTTACAGCAGATTGTAATCTAGAGTTAAGGTTTGCTTTATCCATAGCTGCATAAGTCATAGCATTTTGTAAAGCAGTTTGTTGTTCATTAGTAAGATTAGCCAAATCCATAGTAGCATATGTTTTAGCATCCGTAGCAGCAATAGGAACACCGGCTTCATAAACAGCTTGCGTTATTGCAGCAGCTGCCATAGAAGAGGCACCAAGACCTCGTTTTTGCATAATAGCAGAAGCAGCTCTTACAGGGCCAGCTGCCCATGCGGGAAGTTCTTCGCCTTCTTTAATACTATCAAACAGTTGTCCCAGCTGGTATTTAACCGTTGCCTTTTCACTAACAGTACCTTGAGCAGCTTGTGCTTTTGCTTCAGTTGAAACAGTACCTAATACATCACCTAAAATTGCTTCTTGGGATAAATTTCCTTGAGCTGCAATTGCTTCTGGTGTATTTTGGTTTACAAAGTAATTACTGTACTGTGCAGCAACTTGAGCATTAGAACTAGGAATTTCTATTCCAGTGGTGCTGGCTTGGGCTGTTGTCATTGTTGGATCAGCCCCTAACTGTACATCTGTACCAGATAAAATTTCTCCCGGTTGTTCTGTTAAACTGGCTACGGCAGGTTGTTCCCCCGTTTGTAGTGTTGTTTTCTGTTCAGGAGGAGTTGTAGCATATGCTAATGCTGTTTCAGTGCTACCCCCATCTGCAAACCCTCTACGATTTATGTCTCTTATTACTTTTGGTAACTTTGCCATTTTTTAAAACCACTTATTCATTATTGTTGATATTGCTGCTCCAGCTCCACTTGCTACAAGGAGTATGCCTATAAATAAGCCCTTGCCTTTGTCCAGCTGGCTCTCTAACGAGTCTAATCTTTTGGACAGTCGGTCTACGTCTTTGGAAAGTGTCTGTACAGCTTGTATGAGCTTTCCCATTTCAATTGCATCGGTTGCCATCTATCTACGGCTCCCCTTGACTCCGTAGTCATCGGGCCAGCCTTGTACTTTAGCTATAGTTTTTAACGTGCCATCATCGTTGTACACGTTGTTGTGAAGAGCTATAAATGCTGCCATGTCACTGGCATTATCTATGGCTGTACAGATAGAGGCATGTGCTGTTCTCACTGCTGCAATGTAGGTCAGTATATCAGAGGGGATGTCTGTATCGTGAGTTACTTTTCTTTGAACCAGCCAGTCAAAACCTTTGATGTGCCCATCTGCAGCTACGTTTGCTTTGTTTTTAGCTTGGGATTTTAACCCCAGTGTTACTACCTGATTATCATGGTCGTCAAGAATTGGTTCGTCATCTTCATCTACAGCATCAACATCAGCAAGAGCTCTATCAGCTGCCTTAACACCAATTGTTCTAACTACACTAGCCTTATCATCTGCTATAGCATAGGCTTCATCTACTTCTATATAGTAAGCTGTATTCAGATGTGAACCAGTAGTTGTTACAGGAACTATTCCAATAGCTTTTCTTTCTGCATCTGTCCAAAGTTTAAACAAAGTTCTAGGGTGATTTACTCCTGCAACTGTCATATTTTTTGGATTAGATATTATCTCTACTATGGCATCTTCTGCGTCATTTAGTAAAGCCCACATGTTGTTGTTCTCCTTTGTTAATTATCTTGCTGTTGCGTATTTAAATGGATTTTTTGCAAATGCTAAGTATATATACGTGTTACCATTTGTACCTAAATCTCCATCTGCATCTCGTATTTTAAAACCATTACTAAGCATATCTATATTATAATTACTTAACTCTGCACTTGCTGTATTTGCTTGAAGAGCAGTACTAGCAACATTAAAAGGAGAAGTTGCATTATCATGAAGATTCCATCCAGTTCCATCTGCATCTATACCTTTTATTAGTATAAATGCAGGTTTAAATCCTGTGTAGATAAATGCACCATCTACATTTCCATTGCCTTCGTATGATCCTGATTTAATATAGCCTTCTGTATCTGCAAAACAATAAGCAACATAATTTCTACCAGAACCATGTGTTTGAGTATAAGCACCTAAATAAACAAGAGTGCTTGATGGAGTTGTATTACCCCACATATTATCAGTACCGAAACCAGAAGTACTTTCTAAGAAACCATACTTTGTAGCAGCTGCACCTTTAGCATATACTGCCCAATTATGAGTACCATTAGTTTGTTTAACTATTACAAAAGTTGGAGCAGAGCTTAAACCATGTCCAATAGTTGGTGTTCCATCTGTACCAGAATAAGTAGATATAGAGAATCCACCACTAGGATCAACTTGTTGTGTTACACTTATTGAACCATTACTATTTGTAGAAGTTGTTCCACCATTTGCTCTCCAATTCCAAGAAACATATGCTCTAGCATTTTGATTATAATATTGACCCATAGTATAACCATCAGTATCAAAAGAAGTTAAACCAGAAGAAGTT